GATCGGCGAAGGTCACGCTTTGGCCGCTTGTCGCAACGATAGCACCAGGCTTGATCTAGCCAAGATCGCCAGTAAGTGCCGCGCGTTTTTCTGCTGCGCTGGCGCTTTCATTCTCGGCGGGTATCGCAAAGTCTTCACCGTTGCCGCTGATAAACACACTCATCAGCGCTTCGTTTTGCTTGCGGGCGAGTTCGGCGTCTTCATAAATGGCCAGGTCACGCAGGCGGGCGATGACGGGCGCAAAGCGTGTGATGCCTCTGGCCTGGCCGGGCCTGTCAGGCGCAAACAGATGGATGATGTTTTGCGCATCGTAGCGAGTTGAAACCATGCTGCTGCGTATGGATGATAATCCTCCATCGCCAGGATGGTTGCCAAACAGCCAATAAGCTGCCACACGGCCAAGCGCATCGAATTCAATACCGCTGATAATCTGACCACCGTTTTTCAGGGCAGCATTTTTTGTAGAGTCGAGATAATCAATCTCAAGCAGTTGCAGTTGCAGCGGAACCGGCAGTCCGTCTTCGGGACGGCGCATGCGCATGCGCATCAACACTTCGCCGTCTTGCTCCATCGCGCGGTAGGCTTGTGCCACCAGTCCGTGAAAGTCTGTGCCACCATCGGCATCTGCAACCGGCTCCCACTCCTTCCAGAGGGCATCCAGTGTCTGCCGCGTTTTCTCATCTGCTGCCCGGCTGGATGGCATGATGCCTTCGCCAACGATGTTGCTTACCAGACATGAAATTGCCTTAGCCGCATACGGGTTGTTTTGCACCAGACTGCGGGCGCGAGCGCGCAGCATGACGGCATCGGCGCGGTGGTCTGCATTGGCGCTTGCGCCAGTTCTGCGGGGTATCCATCCATCACCGGCAGAATTCGCGCCCTCATAGGCTCGCACCTTGGCCAGTGAACGTCTAGCCATGGCGCGCCGCAACCCGGCAGATGGGTCAACCCAGCCGACTACACGATCAAGCAGAGAATAGGTGGGCGGCATCAGTCGCGCCGTCCGGATGGTTTGAAGTAGAAGACTGGCCGACGCTTGCCAGCGGCTTCAGAAATTATGCCGGCAACATGATCGCGTGCCGCCTTTAATTCGGCTATCGAATAATAGGTAACAGTTCTGTCGCTTGTTTTAACGGTCAGGACGCCGGATGCGATGGCCGCATCGAGCGCATCGAGATCAGTTTGAGTGAGTGCCATGCCGCTAAATTAGCGGCTTGACCGTCTCATTTACAGGGGAGAGTGAGACTATTTCCCAGCGGTTTTGATAATGCGGTAAACGGTTGCCCTTCCGATCTCAAGCTCTCGCGCAAGTTCTCTGGCATTGCGTCCATTGAATTTTCTGCGGACTTCATCCTTGATGCGCGCCTGATCTATTGAGCGCTTGCTGATATAGACTTCACCGTGCCAAGCCGAAGCCAAGTCATCTATAAATTCTGCGCTCACCATTCCAGCAACTTGCTCACTGATACCAAGACGCTGCAATGCCAAAGCAAACCGCGCCTGCACGTCTTCGATAAACTCGCTCACCACGCCCGCCCGAATTTTCTGCGCGGCAACGCGCGCGCCTCAGGTCTACTTTGCTCTACGCGCACCGGCGGCGCGCTGGTTTTTTCTTCGGCTACTGGTTTTGCGCGCTGTGAAGTCTTCAGCTTCGATAGCCTGAAACCGGCCAGACCGTACTTCCAGCAGTCATAGGCTTCGTTCGGCTTGCGCTCCCGCCATTCGTAAATGGTTTTGCCGCGCACCTTTTTTTCTTCGAGCTTGTTGCTGGTGAGCTGGTCAAAGAATTCTGCATCGAAGCAGTTGGCCGCCGGGAAGTGGATGTAGCCTGGTGTCGCACACAGCTTGCCATCCGAATCTAATTCTGGCGGCGTGAGTTTGAGACAGCGCGTGATCAGCGCCATGCCAGCTTGGTTACTTACCAAGTGCGGGCTGAATCCCTTCTTCTTCTTTCGCCTGAGCCGCATCTTGCGGGCGGCATCATCTTCGATCAGCGTCTTGCCCCGGCCTTCGATACCCTTGAGTGGGTAAAAATTTCTGAACCTATTGCAAAACGCGGCGGCTTGGTCAGTGTTGTAGCCGGTATCCACGCCGCCACAGTCTGGCCTGAATTCGGCGAGTGTGTCTTCAAGGGCGTCCCATGGCTCCGCGCCTGCGGTGTCTCCCTCTTCAATGATGTGCGTCAGATACCAGCATTCTTCATCCGGCCCGACCCAGTACAGGCTGGCCTCTATCCGTGACTTTTGCACGTCGATGCCTGCCGTCAGCACGTAGCCCAATTCGCGCATTTCATCCGGGTCGTAGGTTTCAAGCCGGGATAGCAGCGCGGCGCTGGTGATCTCTTCACCGCGCGCCGTCCAGGGTTCGCCAAGCACGGTATTGACAAAGGCTTGATGGGTAGCCGTACTCTGGATGGCGTCATGCCATTGCCGGGCGAGTTCAAGCCATGACGGCCCGAGTCCGATGGGCGAGTAAAGCTTGCTGGCCGTGTAGCCACGCCGTGAGACTTCGGGATGCGCGGGTCTCCATTGGTGGTTGGCCAGCATTTCAGGCTTGTTGCGCTCCGCGATGTAGCTGCCGCAGTGTCGGCAGACGTATCCGGCTTCGGTCAATCCCTTGTCCCATTTCAGGCCGTGCGCAATATCCTTGCCGCCCCACTCCAATGGCTGATATTCGCCGCAGTGCGGGCATGGCACCCAGGCGCGGCGCTGATCACTGCTCTCCCATGCGTGCCAGATATGGCTGGTCTCCGTCTCGGTCGGCGTACTGGCCAGCAAGAGCTTTGCCCGTCTGAAAGAGGATAAGCGCTGTCTGGCCAGAAATATCGGGTCACCTTCGCCAGCTATTTCTTGCGGGAAACGGTCGAGGTCATCCATCACCATGATCTTGACTGACTTACCGGCGTAGCTATTCGGGCTGTTGCCGCTCGAAAAGAATAGGATACCGCCCGGAAAGTCGATCATGTCCTGCCGGTTCGCGGCGTCTCGCATACGCAGCCCGCCGATCAAGTCACGTATTGCCGGGTGTCCTGCATGATCGGGTTCCAGCGCTGCGCCTTCCATGCTACCGTTGCTTCAAGCGTGGGGTTCATCACCATCATCGGAGCCGGGGACTGCTTCATGTTTGCCGCCAGGATATTGACGATGGCCGAGGTTTTGAACAGCTGCGCCGCCACCATCAAAACGACTTCGCGTACTTTTGAGTCCGGCGAAAAGCAGTCCTGTATCTCACGCACGAGCGGGTTGCGGCTGGTACGCCATGGCCCGTACTCGCCGGACTGCTTGCTGGTGAGGATGATATTGCCGTCCGCCCACTGGCTGACTGACACGCGCGGCCTTGGCTTCGCCGTGTGCCAGACCTGTGACAGACACCAGGCTTCGTCGAGGGTGAGCGGGGCGCTCACGACTTCGGCCTTTCGTGTATCTCCCGCTGCTGCCGGGTAATGGATTCGCCAAACTGCGTGCGCATGGTTTCGCACATTTCGGCGAGCAACCGCTCCATGTCATCGGTATCGGTAACAGGCGCAAGCAGCGAGGCGTACTGACCCGGCAAGTTTTCAAGCAGGCCAGCCAATGCGCCACCGACAAAGCGAAAGGCGGACTCCACGTTTTCGCGGGCGATGACGTTGCCGGCGGCCAGCTCATATTCGAGCTTCGTTCGCATGGCCTTGTACTTCTCATTCAGCGCACGCGATGCCTGATAGGTGCTGGCCACGCGCTCTTCGACATCGCCACGGTCTGCGCTCTTGTCGCGGCTGCGGTTTTTGGCGTGTCGGCTGGCAACATCTGGGCGTCCGCCTTCAGTCTGCCGGATCAGCGCGAGGGATTCGTCAGCCATCACCTTGCCGTCGGCGTTCATAACGAGGCGTCCGTCGTGCTTCAGTTTTGTCACAAAGCTGGGTGCCCATCCATTCTCCCGCGCGAATGCCGACTTGCTGAGAATTTTCTGCATGACGTCTATCGAGCCGCACGATCCAGTACCAGCTTAACGGCTCGATCTATTTCTATCGGTAGCTCCTTGTTGATGCGGTCAAGCACTCTGCTGCTGACGCGACGCGAACTGAACATCTGAGATACGCCGATCACTTGCACGGGTTTGATCGGTAGCCTTGACTTGCCTGTGCGCTCAAAAATGGTGCGCCCCTTGTTGCCAACGAAAGCGCCAGGTATTCTTTTCAGCCCGCCGCCGCGCTTGATCGAGAAACCAAGCTGACCGGCCAGCGCAGCAAGCTGTTTCTTGTTCGCCTGTTTGCCGCGCACCCTGAAAGCACTGCCGCCGCCCTGAACAGCCGCGAGAAAGTGGATCAGGTTCAACGACCGTCCCTTCTTTTTGGCCGAGCCGAAAATATCAATCACGGCCTCGATCACCTCCGCCTTGGCGCGGGCACGGTTGACCTTGACCGATGATCTGACCTCGCTGCTCTTGATGTCAAACTCGGTAGTTACGGCACGGCCAATTTCTGTCTTGGCCTTTGCCGCAACTTTGTTGATAGCCGGGGCAATAGCCTGGGCGCGCAAATCAGCAGGGAGACGCCGGAGAGCCTTCTGCACTTCGTCGAAACCTTTTAGCTGAACCGAGAATTTCATTATGTTGTGGCCCCATAGCCTAGCGGTATTTCGCGCCGCTTCGTACCCGTATTCATATTCTGCATGGAAGTACCTTGAGAATTTAATGTTATCAATGACTTACCAAACGCGAATGACTCGCATCTGCATCCATACGCTGCCATGCTATGCATGCCGCGCATAGTGCCGGCGCATGGGGATGGCTTGCTATGCGGCATCGTGCATACCTTTGGTGTCTGTACTATGCATGGAAAAGTATAGCAGCGCCAGCGCATCGGCCTCGTTATCATCATCCGGCAAGTGGCCGAGCCTGCGCATGGCCGCGATCATCTCTGGCTTGCCTGCATTGCCCCGGCCTGTGGCGCTTCGTTTTATTGTGCCGACAGGGACTCCGCTGTACGGTATCCTGTTCTGCTCGCACCATGCCGTCAG